GGGATACCATCTAATGCTAGACTGCAAGGCATGTGATATTCCCTCAATCATGGATTATGATAACGTCTATAAGTTTGCCAAGCAGCTTGTAGAAGATATCGAAATGGTTGCTTTTGGTGAACCGCAAATCGTTAATTTCGGTAGCGGTAATAAAGCTGGTTTTACTCTCGTACAGCTTATTGAGACATCTAATATTTGTGCTCACTTCTGTAACGAAGACGGTAATACCTATATCGACGTTTTCTCCTGCAAGGACTTCAGTATCGATAAGGTCGTGGGTCTTGTAGAAAAGTTCTTTAAGCCAGCTCGTATTAGAACTACGTTCGTATATCGAGACGCTAACGACGAATAATAATATAAAAAACATATTAACGTCTAGATATCAAGTTGCCTATATAGTAGCATTATAGGAGAATTATAATGCTACTACCGTCTTCTAAAAAAGAAGCTATGCATCAAAAAAGTCTTTATTTTTATAATGGTAAACCTTGCAAGTATGGTCATCTCTCTAAGAGAATAACCAGGAGTAGTTTATGTTACGAATGCTCACAAAAAGCAAGCTTGAAGTGTTACTATAGTACTAAGTTAGATTTAAATAAAAGAAAACATCAAATCCTTAACCGATTAAAAAATAGAGCTATTAGAGATGGTGAAGCATACGACTTAACTGTAGATAACGTATATTGGCCTACTCATTGCCCAGTTTTTGGCTATGAGTTATCATATGAAGTAGCTGATAAAGATAGGAGCGTTTCTTTTGATAAGCATGATCCAAAAAAAGGATATACAAGAGAAAACGTAGTTATAATGTCTTTAAGGGCTAATAGAGCTAAGTGGAATTTAAACGTGGACGAAGTAAAGGTGTTATATGAATATCTTCTATCTAAGTCATGATCCTAATGAGTGTGCTCGCTTTCATGTGGATCGACATGTCGTTAAGATGATAGTTGAATATGCGCAGTTAATGTCTACTGCGCATCGTATTTTGGACGGCCAGCAATATCAAGGTAAGACTAGGTTGGATAGAAATATTCAACGCTGGCTACTACCTGATGAGCGCGAGGATAAGGTATATAAAGCTTCCCACGTTAAGCACCCGTCTGGACTATGGCTTAGGCAGTCTAACAATAATTATAATTGGTTGTACTGTCTATTTTGCGAACTAGCAGACGAGTATCAATATAGATATGGTAGAGTTCACAAAACTTATGATGAACTCAAAGGTGTCTTAAAAACACCACCTAACAATATTGATGTTGGATATTTTACGCAACCTCCACCTGCTATGCCTGATGAATACAAAGTCTCTGCTGACTCAAAGGTATGCTACAAGGCGTATTATAACGGCGCTAAGCGTAGTTTTGCTAAGTGGACTAAGCGTGAAGTACCTGAATGGTTTAATAAGGAGATCGCATAATGGCTGCTAGAACTGGTTTGAAAAAGTATGGTAAGGGTCGCCGTAAGATCGGCAGTAAGAAGCGTAAAAACAGAGCAATGAATAGGAAGCACTAAATGCAAGTAAAGATGTACACTAAGGATAATTGTCCTTATTGTGTAAAGGCAAAAGCATATTTTGCCAAGAAGAATATAACAGTACAAGAAGTCAAGGTAGGAACTGACATTGCTCGTGATGATTTTATTACTTTGACTGGCATGAAGACAGTTCCTGCCATTTATCTTGAAAATAAGCTGATAGGTGGCTATACTGATCTTATTGAATATGTAACGGATAATCCAGGAGTAATTTAATGGCTGTAAGTGATGTCTTGCTAGAAGAATATCTTGGCGGTATTGCCATGGTAACCTTCGTTAAGAAGACAACAGGCGATGTTCGAGTTATGCCATGCACTAAGAATCTAGCTCTTATTCCAGAAGAGTTACATCCTAGTGGTACGGATACACGAAACCTAAACCCTGATATTATTAGAGTTTTTAGCCTAGATAGAAATGAGTGGAGGTCTTTCTATAAGAGCTCTATCATTAATATTGAAAAGCAACCCGATACAAATGAGCAGGTGAATAATAATGAAGCTAACAATTCTGGACGATCAAACTGATATTGCTGCTAATGCAAAAGGTGGCACTGAGATCATGCGAGATGGTCTCTTCAGTAGAGTAGATAAGGATCTACTCGATAAATTTCAAATTATCTGCTCTAGACCGAACGTTCTTGATCCAGATAAGATCAAAATTCTCTGGTGTCATGATCTAGCAGAAGACCCTGCAGTGAGTAGGCTTTCTGAATCTGGTTATCGCGATCAATTTGACCTATTCGTGTTTGTATCGAACTGGCAAATGGAAAAGTACAAGAACACGCTCGGTATTCCTTATAGTAAGTCCATTGTACTGGAGAATGCTATTGTACCTATTGATAATTGCAATGATAAGAGTAAGGATGTAATTAAGATCATCTACACTCCTACCCCTCATCGCGGTCTAGAATTGTTAGTACCTGTATTTGAGAAGCTTTGTGAGAAGTTCGATAATATCGAGTTGGATGTATTCTCAAGCTTTAAGTTATATGGATGGGAAGAGCGTGACGAACCTTATAAGGCAGTATTTGAACGCTGTGTAGCGCATCCTAAAATTAACTATCACGGTTCGGTTACTAATGATGAGATCCGTGAAGCTCTAAGTAAAGCCCATATCTTTGCCTATCCTTCTATCTGGCCTGAAACGTCTTGCTTATGTCTTATCGAAGCCATGAGTGCTCGTTGCCTAGCTGTCCATCCTAATTTTGCTGCTTTGCCAGAAACATCTGGTGGATTAACCATGCAATATCAGTGGTGTGAAGATCCTACTCAGCATGCTAATCGCTTTGCTGGTAATCTAATTACTGCTATTCAGATGGTTCAGCAACCTCAAGTAGAGCCTATCTTAGACTTTATTAAGACGTACGCTGACTTTAAGTTTAACTGGGATCGTAGAGCAGCTGTATGGACAAATATTCTTACTTCACTTGTGAGTGAGAAGAATAGATCTTAAGATTTGCTTTTCTCACTCTACACATAATATGTTCGTTATACCAGTCCGGGGATTCTAAACATCCCCGGACAAACTGTTCTTTAGCTTCAAAATAAGCCATTTCAGATTTATTATTACAGAATTTGATAATCTCTCTTTTAAAATTACCTTTACCGAAATGAACAATATCAGCAGAAAGTGCTGGAGAAGAACCGTAATAGTTTCTCCAGTCACTTTCTGCTTTTTTTACTTTACGTCTTGTTTTGTTCTTTTGTTTTACACGTCTGGTATTAGTAAATATCTTTTTACCAATGTATTTTTTACCATTTAATGTATTGGTAATTAAGTATATAAATCCAGCGTATTGAGAGATACAATCTTGTATCTCTTGTTCTGTTAGAGTATTACTATTAAATAGCCAAGGACTGTCTTCAGTTAACATAATATACCCTTTTCGGGTATATATTAGTTAGTCCTCATCGTCATCAAACAATTCATCATCATCTAGACCGTCATCGTCATCGTCATCATCGGCACCGTTATTGATATTCATACCACCACAGAACGGGCAGTAAAATGGCTCTGTTGCCTCGTCACTGTCCTCGATAGTTTCTACGGTAAAAACAGCGCAGCAGTCTTCACACTCGTATTCTTTATTCATTTGTTAGTTCCTCTACTTCTATATTTGAAGCTTTTAGGAAATTTTTGCCTTCCTCGCTTCTGTAGTTAGTTTTATAGTACACATAATTTATACCTGATTGATATATCAGTTTTGCACATTCAATACAAGGCGCATGCGTAACAAACAACGAAGCACCCTCACCACTCTCAGATGATCTAGCTAATTTAGCTATCGCGTTCATCTCGGCGTGAATGACTTCTTTGCGAGTAGTCAGCTTACCGTCTTCGTCTACTGATTCGCAATTATTATCCCACCCAGTTGGTGTACCATTATAGCCAATAGAGATTACTCTGTTATCTTTGACGATAACAGCGCCAACTTGTAGTCTCTTGGCATAGGAAAGACGGCTGACTGACTCAGCCATCTCCATATAAAGTTTCTTAAACTTAAACTTCATTAAGCTGCCCAGACGCTACCCCATGTACCGGTCAAAGCACCCTTGGCGTAGTCTGTAGACTTATTCTCAAAGAAGTTAGTATGAGTCGGAGCGTTTAACATTTCTTCAACCCAAGGTAGCGGATTTTTCTTTGCCTTGAAAATGCCTTTCATACCCATTGCGATCAAACGACGATCGCAGATATAACGAATATACTTCTTAACCTCATCAGCGGTAAGGTCTCTCATTTCACCCATTGAGAATGCAAGGTCAATGAACTTATCTTCTAGTTCTACCATCTTAGTAGCAATGGTATAGATCTCACCTTTAAGCTTATCATTCCAAATATGCTTATTCTCTTCGATAAAGGTTCGGAAGAGCTTAATCATATTTTCGCAGTGCATAGTCTCATCTACAATAGACCAAGTAATAATCTGACCCATCGACTTCATGAGACCGTGTCGAGGAAAATTCAGAAGCATGATAAACGATGAGAATAGCTGCATACCTTCAGTAAAAGCTGAGAAAGCAGCAATCTGCTGAGCTACACTTTGCTCATCCTGCGCAGACATCTCAGCAAAGTATTCATGCTTTTCCTTCATGGCCTCATACTCAAGAAACTGCTGATAAGTCGACTCAGGCATCTCTAGAGTTTCAATCAGATGTGAATAAGCAGCAATATGTAGAGCTTCACGAGCAGCAAACCCTGTAAGCATCATACGTATTTCAGGTTGAGGAAAATATGGTAGATAGTTCTTGATATATCCACCAGCTACGTCAATATCACCCTGAGTGAAGAAGCGTAGAATCTGAGTCAAGAAGTACTTCTCGTTCTCAGTTAACTTAGTATTCCAATCCTTGACATCCTCAATAAAGGGAAGCTCGGTATGCATCCAATGTGCTTGTTCGTGTTGTAGACATGTAATTACTCCGCTACGAAAATGAAATCCGAGACACTTTGATCTACTTGCTTATAACCTCTAGCAGTTAAAAAGTCAACTAATTGTACAACATCCGTATCTCTACTATGTTCTGCTATAATAACTGGTTTAAATTTTTCTATTGTATTTACTGCACCTTTAATAGCGGGATATTCAAACCCTTCTACGTCAAGAAGAATTAAATCACAAGCATTAAAATTAAAACTGTCTATTGACATTATTGGTATTCTACCATCTATAGTAGGTTGTACTGTATGTGTGCCCGCATTTGATAAGTCGGATCGTTGTATCTGTACGAACTCATTTTTTTCACCTAATGCTGCGTTAAATTTAATAATAGTATCTACTTGACAGTTATTAACAAGACAAAAAAAGTTAAGAGGGTCAGGCTCAAACGTATAAACGAATCTAAAACGATTAGCTAGGAGTCTAGGATACATTCCGAGAGCTCCACCTGCTTGAATTACCGTATCGAAGTTTTTAACGTATTTAAAAAACTTTTCACTGTGTGATGATATCCAGTCATTAATAGGTCCGGTCCATACTCCACCATCAGAACCAGGTTTACCATCCTCACAAATCCAGACCCATCCATCAAGTCCATCTAGAGGATTACTCCTTATATGGACTTGATTGCAGTAATGATTTAAATTGTAAAGCATAATTATCCTTCACATGCCAGGCAAGTCTCTTCAGCAAGAGCACGAATATCAATTTCTTCGATAATTTGTCGTTTAATTAGCTTCGAGACTTTATCGGCTTTCTTGATCTTCTCACTTCTGCAATAGTATAGAGTCTTTAATCCCTTCTTCCAAGCAAGGAAGTGGGCTGCGTGTAAGTACTTAACATCTGCAGTAGGTAGGAAGAATAGATTTAGAGATTGACCTTGATCTATATACTCTTGGCGATCAGCGGCTAGTTCGATCAATATTCGCTGGTCTAGTTCCATAGCAGTTTTAAACACGTTCTTGGTATGTTCGTCAAGAAAGTCTAGTTCCTGCACTGAGCCATCATTTTGCATGATAGTGCTCCATACTTCGGTGATATCAAGATTTAACTCTTCACACTTACTGCGCAGAATAGCATCTAGGAATCGGTTTTTGTTAAGCCCTGCACCCGAAAGCGTGTCTTGACGATAAGCATTAGCACGGAAAGGCTCAATAGAGGGAGAAGTATTACCCATAATGATAGAAGAGCTAGCATTAGGAGCAATGGCAATAAGGTGACTAAACCTAAAGCCGGTACCAGTAGCATCAGGTGCCTCACCCCGTTCTTTCCCGAGTCTAATATTTGCTTCATTCAAGCGCTTCCTTATATGTTTAAACATAACCCGATTAGTAATTACTGCTTCGGTGTCTTCGATAGCAATATTATTCTTCTGAAGATATGCGTGGAAGCCAAGCGCACCTACGCCTATAGAGCGCTCACGAGAAGCAGAATACACCGCTCTATGTACAGTACTAGGTGCATTATCGATAAAGTACTGAAGTACGTTATCAAGCATTTCAGCAACATCTAGTAGGAATAGAGCCTCACCTTTCCACTCATCGAAATATTCTAGATTTACAGATGATAAGCAGCATACAGCTGTTCTATCTTTATCTGTGGGTAGAATAATCTCAGAGCAAAGATTGGACTGACGAACAGAAAGGCCCTTATCTTTGAGCCACTGAGGTAGTTTATTATTACAAGTGTCAATAAACTGTAAGTAAGGCTCACCCGTATGCATGCGAATTTCAATAATCTTCTGCCATAGAGTCTTAGCAGATACAGTCTTACGAACTTCACGTGTATGAGGGTCCTTTAGTTCCCAGGTATCATCAGCATTGGGATCAAGCATGCAACGCTCGATAATTTGCATGAACGAGTCTGGAATGGTAATACCGTGATGTAAATTCTGTGCGCGAATATTAGGATCACCGGTAGGCTTACGAATCTCCAAGAACATCTCGATATCTGGATGATCGATGCTTAGATAAGCAGCATAAGAGCCACGACGAGTAGATCCCTGCTTATAAGCCAAGCAGGATGCATCATAGATCTTTAAGTGAGGTAGAATACCCACAGAGCGATCATCAGCAGAACGAATACCAAACCCTACACCTACTCCACCACCTAGCATAGAAAGCCAGTTAGTTTCAGATAGGGTATCTACTAGACCTTCAGCTGAGTCATCAATCCAGTTTAGAAAGCAAGAGATAGGTAACCCCTTCTTGGTACGTCCGAAAGAGAGAATAGGTGTAGAATACGATAGCCAATGCTTCGAAGCATACTCATATAAGCGTTGAGCATGATCTGGATTACTACTAAAAGCTGTAGAAACAAACGCAAATCTATCCTGCGGTGATGCTTCATCCTCTCTCATATATGATTCACGTAATCTCTTTAATCCTAAATCGTCAAATAATGCGTCACGAGAATAGTCGATCTGAACAGCCATAGTTAGTTCCTTGATTAATTATTGATAGATGTAATAAAGTCAAAATATAGAGCTAGTTGATCCCAAGCGGACTTGGCAACTTCACGGTGCTCTTTTTGTGTACCTTCAGTCATACGTAGCTGGCAATAATGAATCCAGGAACGAATATTACCATTCATATACATTCTAGAGATAGTAAGACCTTCGGGTAGCACAGCACGTGCTTGCTCTTTGGCGATACCATTATCAATAGCCCATTTATATTCACGCTCTACAGCAAATAGAACTCGCTGCTGTGATCTATACCACTCATTCTGAAGTAGATTATCGTCAACTTCTATACTGTTTTGACGATTCTTATTATCTTGTAGTCTTGCTTCACGTGTAACAAACCCCAGATCCTTTGTAGGGTCTGCATATCGTTGAGAAAATTCCTGAAACGAGAATGAACGATGGCGAAGTATTTGACGAGCAATGTCACGTGTAGTCTCAATCTCCATAACAACGTTAGACATTTCAAATACTGACCAATGCGCATGTCTTGCACAGTACTTTAGCAATTTTTCTGACGTAGCAGTATTCATCTGATTCGAAGGATTAGATACGCGTGCTGCATACGCTATAAAATCACTAGCTTTTTCTACTCCTTCTATCAGTGGTGAAGTAATAGCAACAATTTTAGCAGAATTCATTTCACACCTTTTTCCACTGAGTAAACTTTAGCTTTGCTTGCAGGTGAGTATATGTATTAGCACCGATCATTGACATAACGTCATGCTGTGTCATACCACCCATTACCATATCATTGATATCCTTGAATATTAGTGATTCTGGCCAAATTACTACCGAAAAATTTTTTTCGATAGCTTTCTCTACTTTCCTTACAATATCTTTATTTCTAGGTTCGTTATCAAATACAAATACAGCATTGTTATTAAACTTCTCTCCAGTATCTGAACCTGCCATGGCAATTGCGTTGTCTAAGAACAAGGAATCTAAAGGGCCTTCTAGTACATAGAAAGTCTTATCGTAGTTGACAGTATCAAGTCCATATATCTTAGGCTTGGATTCATCCAATACAATAGTTATATACCTTATCTTAGTTTCACTAAGTGCACGTCCTTGATATGCGAACATTTCCTTAGTTTCACTAAGTAAAGGTATTACTAGTCTTGATTCATCCTTGTCTGCATTAAGCTTGTTAGGTATCATGCTATTCGTCCACTCATTAAACTTAGGGGCAAAGAATAGCTTATAATGCATGTTCGACGGTATCTTTCTACCTTCCACATACAGCTTAGCAGGATGATCTATCGGTAGTTGCGATATTCGTTTGAGTTTATTGAGCGGGCTACCGGCTTGCATAAACTTTGGTCTAGTGAAGTTAAATTGTCCTTCGGGTTCGACCTTTCCAAATTTTTCAACTATTAACTCTCTATTATACTGTTCAAATAATTCACTATTTACAACTTTTAGAAAACCGCGTAGCGTCATATTTGCCCCGCAGTTATGGCAATGAATGCGGTAACCTTTACTACTATCAGTAATGAAGTATAGTCTTGCTTTGAATTTATTCGTCTGGCTATCACCGCACAGAGGACAAGAGCAGCGAGCAGTGTTTTGATTCTGCCACTTAAAATTTCTCACATGAGATGAGAATATATTGATATATTTTCTATCTAACCATTCAGTCATACAATACCTCTATTGGTATTATATCTGAATCGAAGTAAATATCAACTAGTTTTTAAGGATATGCGAAATAACCATAGGGATTGCAAATCCTACTATGAATATAGCTCCTGATAGGTACCAGCGCCATTTTTCAAGAGCATCCAGTCTATCGCTGTGCTTCTCGAGTCTTTTTTCTGTTATTGAATGCTTATCTTCAGAATAATCTAATCTGTTCTCTTGAACGGCTAGCATTTGCTTTACGGAAGTAGATAATTCTGTTATCTTATTAAGATTACTATCCATACGCTCAAGAAGGACCATGAATCGCTCATGATCCCTCTCTAGTAAAGTAACCTTAGTCTCAAGACTATTTTCCATCTTTATTACCAGCTATGAGCTGATCAAGCTGGCTTGACTTTTCTTTAGATCCTACAGAAGAACCAAAGTAGTAAGCAAAGATACCACCTAGAATAGCGTCTAGTGTACCTAGAGCGCGCATTACCATTTCACGCATTTCAGCAGGAATAATATTACCTGTAATCAAGTATACCTGTACACCAATGTATAGAGCTACAATGAGGTATGCTAATACTCTTGGCGTTTTATCTTTTGTCTGAACTTCTCTATTACGAGCTGAGTTCTTATCTTCGACTTCTAGCTTTGCTAGACTTACATCTAGCTCTTTCATCTTTACTTTGAAGTCAGCTTCTACTTGTTTAATCTTAGAAAGTGTTTCTGGATCAGCATTAGCTACTGCTGACATAACTTCGTCTTGAGTGGCGTTATCTGATAAACCTAGAGCACTACCAATTTGACGAACTGCGACGCCTGCGAGAGGGCCACCGAGCGCTGTTGCTACTGTAGGTGCTACCGCCCCTAAGATACCTTTTGCTACGTTTAGTAAATCCATTGTACTCTAACCTTTTAGTTTAGGGGCTTCTTTTTTATTCTTAGTAATATATTTATTACTGGATTTCTTTGTAACGACTGGTTGATCAGTAGACACAACAGCCCCGGTTACATTGATAGGTACATCAGCTTCTTTAATAAAGTTTAAAAAGGTTTTCATTAGATTGCCTTTAGTAATTCTTTTATCTTATCATCACTTACTATTTCACTCGAATAATAAGTTTTTCCTTGTAGGCCTACGTTTTCTATTTTATCAGGCATATAGCCTAAAAATTCAAGAATAGGCTTTAAGATATCACCATGTTCATGTAATTTCAAGAATAATAATCTAGTACAGTGTACTGGCCCAAAAACATTATAAAGTATAATAATATGATTTATTGCTAAACGCTCTTTAATCTCACCTGTCTCTTTATAACGATTAAACAGTCTTTTTAGATATTGAAATCGTTTAAGATCATCGTAAAATTCAATAGTATCATAACACTGCGGATTATCGTAGTGTTTTGCAGCGTATAATAAAGCGTTGGTTTCATCTAATTTTTCGAACATTATTTAAAAGGACGACAATAAAACTCTCTTGGTTGTGTTTGTACCTACAGCGACATAAAGATAAGTGCCGTCATGAAAAATTGCATTGTTAGTAATTGCTAGAGCGGTGCTATTTGCAGGAGTAGATCTATATGGAATAGCAAGTGTAGTGCTAAACGTACCTATACTACTAGTGAGTGTTACAACATTACCTGTAGTAATGTTTACAGTGTTAACAGTTGTTATACCGGTTATTAAAACATTATTTGTTACGGCAACGGTAGTGGAAATGTTACCAAAGAAATTAGCTACTGTGATTTTATTAGTCGTCGCTGCACCACTTGGATTAGTAACAGCGACGAGTAATGAATTGCCACTTAGAGTATTTGCAGCGGTTAATTCTGTAATTTTCTTAGTAGCCATAATTTAGTTCTTTATATTATGCGTCAGGAAGAACGTTGTCTTCTGCGTCACTGGTGATTGAGCCCATAGCTACTAGAGTCTCAAAATGAACACGACCAGCGCGACCACCTGTACCTTCTGTACGTACAACCCAACCAGCGTGAGCAGCACCCTTATTCTGAGCACCACCAACTACTGCAGTTGCAGTGGCTGTTTCACCTGTGAATGAGTGACCAGTTTCTGTAAGACCCTTTGTAAGAGTAATAGCAGCACCGCCACTTGTTGAGGAGATGTAAATACCTGTTGAGTTACTAGCTTGTACATAATAGCTTGTATTATTAGCAAGGCCGGTTAGAGCAGTATTACCAGCAGCTACCAAGTACTTAATGTAATCGTTAACTTGATACTTGTTAGATGCAATAGCGATAAATCCGTTTGCATTAACAGCTGTATTGGCATTAAATGTCTGAGCAGCAGGAGCAGCAATTGCTACATCTGGGTTTGTCTCATAAGAAGAACCAGCTGCAGTAATATTTACGATAGAAATATAACCGGTAGCATTAGCTTGTGCATTAGCGGTAGCACTTGCACCGCCACCACCTGTAATAGTTACAGCGGCGTTTGAGAAGTAACCAGAACCTGGTGAAGTAATGACGATACTAATAACACCGCCAGCCCCTACACCCATTTCTGTAGTATCGGCACCATACTGACCAATAATCTCGTTATTAACGAAAGCACCTACAGTAGTGTTACCGAAAAGGGCAGTTTGTGTAGTAGAATTTGCAACTGTATTAAAAAGCGCTGGTCCCCATAGGACTGAGTTAGCAGCGTTATCTGTCTTACCCCATTGAGGCATAGTAGTATCTCCTTTGAACTCTTTCAGTATTTATGTTTATTGGCCTTTAATTGCCCTGATATAATTTTTAAAGGAGCCACGCATATATTCAGCTGCTTTTGCCTTCTCAAAGGGAGATAGCGAGTTATATTTCGCTAATGCTAACTTGGCCATGCTAGGCTCAATAGTACCTACAGTACCATCATCAAAAGTATATTCGCGAGGTTCATTATTATCAATTGCATCTTGTAAGGCTTTGGTTATGCGCTTACTAGATGCAATCTTACCAGTGTGTGTAGCAACACCACTTGTTGCTTCATATATGAACCTAGCCTTAAACATTATGACATTACGTTGCTAAGATGTTTTCCAATATTAGAAACAAAGTCTTGTTTCTGCGCAGGCTTTAGACCGTCATGCATAGATAGCAGCTTGTTAGCATGGTTACGAGTAATATCTTTACCCATGAACTTTCCACCACCACGGTCAGCAATGCCGCGTAGCTTATTAATAGGATGCTGATTAGCTTCTGTATCTTCACCACTTTCTGGCTTTTCACTTTCACCTTCAGATCCACCACCTGCAGCATGCTTTAAAGCAGCAGCAGCATGATCTGGGTTCTTAGTGATATGGAAGTAGGAAGCCTGCTTTCCAGTTAGCTTTGTGAAGTGTTCTTTAGCCTTAGGATTGTTTAGAACTTGACCTACAACACCTGACTTACGGCCTTCTTCAAGCTCAACTTCTTCATTACGAATAATAGCTTTGGCGATCTTATGAGCTTTTTTAATAGTGGATTTTTCTAGTGGCGGCTTATCGCCTGTCATCTTCATCGCCTGCTTAGTACCTGTAGCATAAGCCATAGACTTATCCATGGCTTCATCGGCCTGCTCTACTTCTTCTTTAGTAACAGGATTCATTTCTACATTCTTATTTTTACCTTTAAGTGCTTTGACGTCTTTCTTAGCACCTTGACCGGCATCGCCACTCATAGCAGCTTCACTCATACGCTTGCTTTTCTTGTGGACGTGAGTTTCTGATAGAGTGATTTCTAGATCTGATGTAGGGACGTTTTGTTCAATACCATGTTCAAACATTACGTCATACCAAGCAATATTACCGTCAGCGTCTGGATCAGCATGCATGGTAGGAACTGTTTCACCAACACCCCATTGCTCGTGTACGACATGCTTGGCACAATCATGAGAACGTGCATCATCAGCATTATCTTTGTTTAGTTCTTTGGCCTCTTCGACAGGCGCTGAAACTTCAACAACCTCGTCAACCTTTTCTGTTACTTCTACAATCTTAAGATTCGAGATAGGAGCGGATTTACGAATCTTGTTATAGAGTGCTACAGCTTGATCTTCTGTTTCAAATAGAGGTGACTCGTAAGCCTTACCACTGCGATCTACGCCCTCAACCTTATACTTCTTCTTGGCCTTGAGTGCCTTGAAATCCGCAGCTGTGATTTCATCGTGCGGAGGTGCCGCAGTAGAAATAGCTTTCTGATTAGGGTGAGAGATTTTCTTACCCTCTAGAACTTCCGTGGCTTGCTTTAAAAGGTCTGCTGGAAGACCTAGACGTTTGGTGAGATCCATTGTAAATTGCTCCTGATAACTTTATTATATTTATTGTTTTTACGCTTCTACTTTAGCGCTAGCACGCCACTGCCTGCAACTCCAGTAACGCGCCTTTGTTCTAGGACCTGGGTTTGCACAGTTATGTCTGGCTCTAAATGACCTGCGACGCGCAGGGTTATCTCTTTTAATTGATAGGTTAGGATCGCCAAAGCGAACTTTAACTGTATTACCACTATCATTGCGTACATATACAGCGAACTTCTTTCTCTCGCCAGGTGTACGGAATGGTTTACCTAAAGGCTTACTATCGCTAGCCTCATCGAAATACGCTCTAAAAATCTTCTTGGCTTTACGGCGACGCAATTCTATTTTATTGTCTTGCGGTACGTTAGCATCATGCCCTAAATCAAAAGATATCTTCTCTTGACCTGGTGTCATTCTGGAGTATGCAACTCTAATTTCTTTTGTACCAATCTCTAGAGCTTCACCATAAAAATTCTTTATGAAAGAGCCTTGTCTGAACAGACCAGTATCGCCTTTTCTCTTTGCAAGGGCCATAATCTTAGAACCGTCAGCTCCGTCAATTTTATCAGCAGCTTTTGACCCTAAATGTTTAGCTACTAATCTCTTGAACTTGCCTGGATTAGATCCTAGACGCTTGAGGTTAAACTCTTCATTAGCAGCCCAGATATTATCAACCATATTAGGATACGGTCTACCTGCCGAGCGAGCTCTAGCGCGAGCTTTAGATTTTTGAAGAGGTGTTAGTTTAGAATGTTTCTTTACTGGATTGGGCTTTTCCCATACTGGCTTTGTCATTATTCTACTTCCATACCTTTACGTGTATCGTGGTAAATATCTCTAGCATGAGATTCGTTATTTCTTAATCTAGTAGGAAGGTTTGCTTTAAACTGATCGTAGTTACCTTCTTTAGCATGCTTACGCATATCAGAGCCTGAAATACCTTCTTTGCGCTGACCTGTACTTACTACTTTAATTGACTTAAAATTATAAAGTACTTTACCGGATCTATCAGCTTGACCGTTATATCTGTTAAGTAGTTTAGAATACTCAGCAGCTCTATCTTCACCAGCAGTAACTACGAGATGCTCATAGCCTTGTTTATGAGCTTCTTCTGCATGATGCATAATGGTAGGTTTAGTTTTATCAGCAACTCTAATATTTACATTAGGAAAAGCGCGCGTTAAATGCTTCATCTTCTGAGTAGGGGACAATGGATTTTTTTCTTTGTCTTGACTATGTGAAGCAACAATAAGATGATCTGCTTTACTTTTACTGGCTAGCGCTACTGTATTTTTAATATTTTCTTCATGACCTTGCGTCACTGGGTTCATTCTACCGTAGTGCATAACCAGCGTTTTTGATTTGATAGCTTCTTTAAGAAAAAATTTAAATTTGATCATCGCTACCACCTGCAGGTTTATTGAACTTTAAATTAGAAGTAATTCTGTTGGATACGTCAGTATGAATAGCTTTTAGCGCATGCCCTCCAACTGTACCCATATACCCCTCTGATTCACGACCTAAACCTCTATCGAGAGCTTTAGTCATAATATCAGTAGCTGCCTGTAAATGGCTTTGCGTATTGAGAGTATTTTCAATAGTCTTTTTATTTTTAGTAGCTTCAGCAGCTAAGTTATCCCATTTTTCTTTTTTGGATTGCTTGGCTTTTTCTGTCTTAACCGAGTCAATATCACGTTGTGCTTTGGCGCCAAGATGTGCAATATAGCCTTCATGACTGGGAACTTCTTTGGCTCTCTTCGTCATGTTAATGTAAGAATTAAGATGCTCGAAATGATTATTGATTACGGAATGTTCTGCAGGTGTTAAAGCTGAGTTTAATTCTTTTGCTCTATCTAAATGCTTCTGCACTTGCTCAGCTTCACCGCCATGATACGATGCATTACCATTATATCCCGGTGTAGTTACAAATACATCACCACTATGCTTAAGTTTAGAGAAATCAGCAGAGTAGTCAGCTTGCAAATTATGAGGCCAGCTCCCTTCACCGGAAGGTTTGTACCCGGTGTGAAGATGAATACCGAACTTGGCTTGCTGTACTAACTTACCCTCTGGAGAACTTGCACTATGCGAATATTTAATAACGTTTGGCTGATAAGATACCTTACCAGCACCCTTCTTTACTTCACCTGCTTTAAATAATACATCACCCTGCATAAAAGGTGCATCTTTACCTTTACCTTTAGGTAGTATCTTATCAGCATGCTCCAGAGCTTGTTTTAAAGTATCAGCTACTACAGGATTATTACTATGATTAGTATCGATATCTTCAGGTGAGTAGTTTAACTTAGGACTCTTGGCAAAAACAGATGTTTTATATCCTACCCCTACCTTACCGGTATCGGGATGCCGGTACATAACAATACTGACACCACCATCTTTCTTCTCGGTAAACCCTTCTGGTGGTTTCCCTGAACCCTGAATAAATCCATGCATCTGAGATAGGAAATTATGAGACTTATCAAAGTGCTCATTATGCATTGCGATAGAAGAAGCATGATCTAAATGTGATAGTTTAGACGTATCTGTAATGGCTGCTTCGTATAAAAAATGTTTGAATTTAATCATTTTGATCAACATTTTTAGAGTTAGGTCTATACTCGCTCGGATACACACCTATACGAGTTTTTTTCATACCAGCATCAGATCTATCGCTAGATGGTCTAGCAAGAATTTTCATTCCTGGACCTGTATCAGACTCCGCACTATTCTTCTTATTACTATATGTTTTAGAGGCGTTGAGAACTAAACTACCATCATCATGGCTGCTTACAGAAATATCTCCTTGATATACTGCATGTACGTTTGATAGTCCATACTCACCTCCATGGTTTTTACCATATAGGGATTTTTGTTGTATTTCTCTGTGTTCAGGATTAGATGCATCAAGATCGTAGTGAATAGCTGTAGTTTTATTATCGCTACTCTCTCTATGTTTCTTAAACAGATCGATAGCTTTCTTTATAACTGGATGATTGGCTAAATGAGATACACCGCCGAATTGCTGGTAAGAGTGGCCTTTTAAAGATACGAAATGTACTGGCTTATTATTACTATCGTATATAATCATATCTGCTTTTGGTTTATATCCTAAACCTTTATAATCTTCAGGTACTACCTTTCTGGCTCCAGCTGCTTTAATGATAGTACCATCTGGCAATTTCATATTTACTTCTTTTTGACCGGTCTTTTCTAGATGCTTGGTGATACCTTCATGTACTGTATTAATTTGATAGTTTTCTACTTCTTCTTGACTTTTACCTGCGCGACCTACTTGGGGCTTTTTAATTCTTGTTACAGGTATGGTAGTCTCTTCACCGTGTTCGGTTTTTATATTGACATGATGAGTACCGTTTACTTTACCTGCATGCCCCGTAATGACAAATTTAGTACCTGCAGGTAATAACATACCTCTAGTCCTATGAGAGGAGCCCAACTCATACGCTGGAGGCTGCTCTTTACCCTTGCTACCACCTGATAGCCAGGGAGCAATATAAGAGTTAAAATGGCGCTCACCCACATCACCTGAGCCGCCAGAAAGATTAGCTTCTTTTAAGAAATGTGCAAATTTTAGCATAGGTTACCTCAGAATATCAGAGATATTTATGGCTTCCGTCATCACAAGTATATACTACCTTCTTGATATTGAACGTGGCAATAGCGCGCTTACATCCTTCGCAAGGCTCGCATAAACCTCTCAGGAAGTAGTTCTTCTTATTTTCGTTATATTTAACCCGGCAAACATACAATGTTGATTTACTAAGTTGATGTACATCAATCGTACGTAGAGCATTCTTAATAGCATCAGTTTCAGCATGGAGAAAGATCGAACCTTCATGCTTGGAAAACTTTGCTTGAAATGGATGTGATTTAAGTTTATTACACCCTACAGATACTATTTCGTTTTTATAAACAACGCAGGCCGCGATTCTGGTTCTTAGAAGGCGACCTTTTCTATTATGAGCAGCTGCAGGTAGAGCGGTAGCTATCTTCTCGAGATAGTTTAGATATTTGTCATCAGACTTCATAACACTACTCCTTACGAGAGTGCTTGAATTCTACTTTCTACGTACTGCTTTACGATCTTTAGGATTTCAGGAGATGATGATAGTTTAATACTGTTACTCAGCATCAGGTTGATATGAAACAGCTCTTCTTCCAGAGCCCTCTTCAGCATAAGTTCCGACGACGACAGCATTAGTATCTCCTTTTTCACATCTCTTTATTTTAGATTCTTTTGTATTTTTTTCCAAGTACTTTTTATCGTACTTTGTAATTCTTTCAACTACTAGCGGTAGACTCTTTTCTAGACTTCTATCCGTAATATCATAGTAATCTTTAAACTTAATATAGAGCCCTAACTCTCTACCATATGCTTCAATTTCCCAGGGTAAGTCCCAATAGTCTTCCTTATCGATATTGAAGTGCCTCTTACCCCATTTGAAGGTTCTACGATACTTGTGATCGTAGATCTCACCCTTAGCAAACTGCTTAACATGTACCATTTCGTGAGCGAGAGTCTGTAAGATCTTCCTAAAGTTCTTTACACCCTTACATAGACTAATTTCGAATTGCTTGGGAAAAACGTTCTTATCCATCCAGTTTGTTTCTGCTTCGAATTCGACTGGTATATCTTTATTATAATTGATTGTTACGGTTATTTTTTTATAGAGAGTGGGAAGGAGTTTTTTGCCATAGAATAGCACAGCTGCTCTTATGACAGCTTCTCTATCTGGATCATCGATGTTGGTGATCTGTATGTGCATGATTATATTATACCTGAAATCGCTAAAATAAGCAACAGTTATTTTTGGTTAAAGACGAATTCGGCCTTTTATATTGCACCGACCCCCGAAGGTGCGTATAATGGGTTGTGCCCTTGAGATTCTATTGGTATTTAATACCCCTCGAGGGGCTGGTTTAGATATATTGTACCGAGAAGGTAGGACATGAAAGATAAAACCGCTCAGATTCGCCAAAAGCGAGAGAAAGTTATCAAGCTTCTTAGTGGGGATGAACCCACTGTAGATCTGAGTAAACCATATCCAGAAGCTGAGATGATTCGCGCTTACTCATGGTATAGTTCTAACTATACTGTAGAAGACGGTCGTGAATGGCTTATGAATTATCTTAAGATTAATAATCATTCAGCTACTGTAATTGCTAACGTAAAGTCCAAACAGATTCCTATGGTGGTATGTTCTATCGCTAGGATGTTGTCACGTGATATTACGCTACCTGAAAAGACAATGAAGTTCTTTAACAACTTCATTAATACTCGAGACGAGTCTCCTGTAGAGATTAAGACCAAGAAGATTCAGTATATTAAGCCTCCTACAGTCGATAATAAGATCGAGATGATTATGACCAATATTGAAGAAGCTACTGATAAGCTTCTCAATACGTGGGAGTGTGATTATTCGTTGTACAACGATATCAAAGCTCAAGAGATTAAATCTCCTTCAGTTAAGGAAATTCAAACTCGTCTAATGCCCCGTATTAGTCAGATTATTGAGCTTATGGACGGTAATACTGATATTAAAGAATACTACAGCAGCTATTCCAAAGCAGAGCTAAAAAAGCTTATTGAGTTCCATCGTATGCTTGATAATGATTGTAACAAAGCTCTTCAAGCTACTAAGATTGTACGTCAACGTAAGAAGAAGCAAGGTGTAAATGCTGATAAAGCTTTGAAAAACTTCAAGTATAAGAGAGAAGACAACTCCCTTAAAACAGTGTCGGTTGACCCTGCAAAGATCTTGACTTCATCTACTCTCGTAGTCTATAATACTAAATACAAGCGCATGACAGTGTTTGTAGCAAATGAAGATAGTAAGCTATCGGTGAAGGGTACAAGTATTTTGAACTATGACGAGTCCAAATCTATGAGTAAGCGTGTTAAGAAACCAGAGGAAGCCATCAGTGCTATTCTGGGTGGTACGCCTAACTCCATTCTTAAGACGTTCGCAAAGTTCAAGAGTGAATCAAAGGTACCTACTAATCGTATTAATGAAGATACGATTATTCTACGGGCTGTATAATGGTAGCAGATGTAATAAAATTTCCAGGTAAATTTAAGCCTGCTCCTCCTACTCTGGAGGAGATAGAAGCTGCTAATCTAGAACAGATAGAAGAATGTATTGATAGATCTATTAAAAGTTTTATTATCGATACACTACATAATATACCAAATGTAGATCCTGATTACTTTAATACGGGTGATATGGTTACGCAAAAGATTATTGGACTAGTCCGTGAATCCATGCGTGCTACTATTTTTCGTTTGCAAAGTAAACATCATGATCTACAAGACATTGCAGAAGATATTATAGCATTTGATTCAGACGTAAGAGAACAAATTATTGAGGATGATGAATAATTCATGAGACTAAGTATATCTGAGATCCTAAAGAGAGCCAATGAAAGAGAACAAATTATTGAGGATGATGAATAATTCATGAGACTAAGTATATCTGAGATCCTAAAGAGAGCCAATGAATTAGGTACTCTGCAGGAACGTAAAGCCTTTTTATTGCAGAATGATAGCCCTGCAATTCATACCATTCTTAAATGTGTATATGACCCTAATGTGAAGTTTCTTCTTCCTAAGGGTAAAGCGCCATATAAGCCTACAGAATTTGATAGACAGGAAAGTCGTCTATATGCCGAGATGCGTAAGATGTATCTCTTTGTAGAAGGTGGTAATCCTAATCTATCACAACTAAAGCGTGAGCAGATCTTTATTGAGTTATTAGAATCAATCGATCCGCAAGACGCTGAACTTCTTGTATTGGTAAAAGATAAGAAACTACCCTACAAGAACATTAACCGCAACCTTATAGAGAAAACATATCCAGGCCTAATCCCCACATGAGTAAATCTTTTCGTAGCAAGAATCAAAAGCGTGATCATAAAGAATATGACGATGAAGACAATTACTACTCGAATCAATCGAGCTACCTACAAAGGCGACAAAAGCGTAGACTAGACAATGCAATACGTTCCAAGAATGTATCGCGTCTTTTGGAACTAGATGATGGTGATGATTATGACGATATTCGTGGATGATACGAACTGGTTTTACAGTGATGTCGGTGGAATAGATGCTTCGACCGACGACGAACTTACCCCTGAATACTGTACCGTTCTAGAAAACGGAATCTATACTGTAAAACTCTTTCATGAAGCTATTGGTATAGGTATGTCCGATAGGTACTACTATCGTATAGGTATGTCCGATAGGTACTACTATCGAACAGTAGCTGAAGTGTTTAAAGGTAAAGAAAACTATACTGCAAAGCTTGCGGATACTTTATGGATTGAATTACCAATCCATACACAAGATGATATCAATAAAGTATTGAAATGGGTGTATTCCAATAATGCCTAATTATTCCTTTCGTAACGTTATTGATGGTACTGAATATGAGCTCGACTTGACAATGTCAGAGCGTGAACAGTACCTTAAAGATAATAAAGATACTGTTATTCAAATAATTGCTCGGGCTCCTAGTTTAGGTGATTCAGTTAAACTAGGTATTAGAAAGCCCGATCAAGGTTTTCGTGATGTATTACGTGAAATTAAAAAAGCACACCCTAGAGGAGGAGGCGTTAATACATTTTGATGCTTAAAAGACTAACAAAAAGAGAACGTCGCGTTTTAAAACAAACTAGTAATCAAACAACTAACGGAGGCTTCAGTACATCACTAAAAGAGTTTTCACCATTAACCGAGAGCCAAAAAGAAGTTTTCCGAAATTTTGATAACGACGAACATCTTGTGTTACATGGTCTTGCAGGTACAGGTAAAAGCTTTATCTCACTATATCTTGCATTGCGTCAAGTATTAACCGGCTCATCTGACTTTAATAAGATTGTTATTGTACGTAGTGTAGTACCTACTCGTGAAGTAGGTTTTTTACCCGGTAGTGTTAAAGAGAAAATTAAAGTCTACGAACAACCATACGAAACTATTTGTACTGAGTTGTTTGGACGAGCCGATGCTTACAATATTCTTAAAACTAAAAACTATGTTGAGTTTATGTCTACTTCCTTCATTAGAGGTATTACACTGGACAATTGCATAGTAATAGTTGATGAAGTACAAAATATGTTATTTGGAGAGCTTGATTCCGTCATTACACGTATAGGAAAAAACTCCAAGTTGATATTATGTGGTGACTTTAGACAGTCCGATCTACAAAAAGATATTGATAGAAAAGGCTTGCTAGATATTTTGAAAATTCTGAAAGCAATGGATTATTTTAAATATGTCGAATTTAGTGAGAAAGATATTGTCAGATCTGACTTCGTCAAACAGTACATCATTCAAAAGAGTCGACTTGGTTTCACCTAAACAATTTAATATTGTTGGGTACGATAGAGCCAAAGTAGGCTTCTTAGAACAAATAAACGAGGATGGGTCACGCAAGTACGTGACTCCATCCGGCAATAGATACCCTTCTATTACTTCTGTAATGAGCTGGCAATCTGCAAAAGGTATTGCTGAATGGCGTGCCAGAGTAGGTGCCGATGAAGCAAATAGAATTAGTAAAAATGCCACTCGTCGTGGAACTGCCTTGCATGGTATTTGCGAGAACTACCTTCTTAATGAAGAAGTACTTGGCGAGAATGTACCAGTAGATGTTATGGGTATGTTCAAATCCATTAAGTATATTCTAGATGCTAGTATTGATAACATTCATTGCATTGAAACTCGTCTATACTCTGACTATATTGGAGTAGCCGGTACAGTTGACTGTATTGCAGAGTTTGATGGTAAGATGAGTGTTATTGACTTTAAAACATCTCGAAAAATAAAAGAAAAGAAATACATCTCTCATTACTTCATGCAGACAGCAGGTTATGCTATTATGTACGAAGAGTTACTTGGTATTCCAGTACCTCAGACTGTTATCATTATGGTAAGTGAGGATGATGAAATGGTATTTGTTGAGAAACGAGATAATTATGCCAAGCAACTTATTAGCCTTGTTAAAGAATATAGGTTAATAAACGGTTAAGGGGTGTAAACAGGATCGACGGGACTATGTGTTACCGGACGCCGGGGCAGTGCCGGCACACTCCATTTTGCCTATATACTGTACATGCCAACGACAATTGGAATAATGACTATCGCATAGCGGCGTAGTCGGGGCTAGCCGGGGCCTTGCAACAGAACCCGGCACTTTATTCAGGAAAGAAAAATGAATCGTAGACCATTATATTTTGTAAACCGCGAAAAAGAATACGATCTCATAACTAAATTAATAACAATAATTGACAATAGAACATTTGATCCTAAAGACACAGCTGTCTTAATGGTATCACCAGACTACTCCGCAACAGTAGCAATGCATTTATGTCATGCATGGTCTCGAGATGGTGAATTAATCAGACCCATAGCAGTAGACGTTACTTTTCCAGATGAAGATACAGCACCTTTTATTGAGAGATTAAGATCCCAAAGATTAGATATTACTCGTTATAAGAAACTTGTATTAATTGAAGCTGGTATTATTCGAGGTGGTAACTGGACTTGGATTCTAGATACTTTGATAAATGATTTTAGTTACAAGAGAGAAGATCTTACTCTCGTTGCTCTTCTAGAGAACATTCACTCTAAAGTTAAATCTGATTATGTTGGTGAGTACTATGACAACAACAAAGAAGATTTAACTTTCTATTACGAGCGTTTTAATAAACACTGGCCCGTAAATTAGCATTGCCTTTTTACCTCTCATAAGATATAATTGCATATAATATTAAGAGAGTGTGTAATGATCAAAATTAAAACATCTAATACGGTACTTCGAGAAATCGAAACTATCGCATATGATAAGCGTATCTCCTATATTGATGCTGCTCTTTACTACTGTGAGAAGAATAATCTTGAACCGGATATGGTTGGTGATATTATTCGTGCTTCACCTATCTTCAAGCAGAAGGTACAGATTGAAGCAGAGAAGTTAAACTTCCTACCTAAGGTAGCACGTCTTCCTATCTAACATGACACCTTTTGATGCTTATACGAAGTATCTTGCTTTAAAGAATCACTTTACCAGTGACTATGACTATTTTCAGTATGGTGGTAAAGTATCTGCTAGGCAAGATGCGTTCGAAAGGCGCCGCGACAAATATCAGTTCTATAAGCTTTCCAAGAAGAGAGATGTAGAAGGATTTTTGATCGCTAATTTTATCGATGATAATTCCAACAAATGGATAGGTGATCTAAACGATAAGGAATCAGAAGACGTCTATAATAAATGGAAAGGTCGTCAGGAATCCATAACTTATCTCTATAAGAACGATCTTGATAAGATGGATGATGATCTAGATCTAAATCTCAAAGTTATTGACGGTCAGTATCCCAAGTTACTACAACTTTATCAGTTTGGAACTGTAAGTATCGAAACACTTGTGATACTTAATAAGGTAGTAAATTACATTCCACACTGGACTAAAAACATCACTGATCATATAATCTGGCCAGAGCACAGACGGAGGATACTAAAGTATGAACCATTCGTAAAATTTGATCCTTTTAAGATGAAAAAACTAACTCTTGAACGCTTTACTGCATAAATAGGATATATTATGCATACAGTGAACAAGAATGACACACGCAATACACAACATACGATTTATACGGAGAAAAAATATCATGTCAAATACATTCGCATCACTAAAGCGTGACCGTGCAGACGCACTAAACAAGCTCACGCAAGAACTTTCCAAGCAAAATCAAAATCAGGCTAACACTAATTCAGGCGCGGATACTCGCTTCTGGAAGCCTACTGTTGATAAGGCTGGTAATGGTCAAGCCATTATTCGCTTTCTTCCCGCACCTGTTAACGAAGATGTACCTTTTATTCGCATCTGGGATCACGGTTTTCAAGGTCCCGGTGGTTGGTATATCGAGAAGTCGCTAACGACTCTTGGTGAAAAGGACCCAGTATCTGAACTCAATACTCGTCTTTGGAATTCAGGTGTTGAGGCAGATAAGGAACAGGTTCGTAAGCAGAAGCGCCGCCTTCATTACATCTCTAATATCTACGTTGTTAAAGATCAAGCCAATCCCGATAATGAAGGTAAGGTTTTTCTTTTCCAGTACGGTAAGAAGATCTTCGACAAGATTACGGACGCGATGAATCCTGAGTTCGAAGGCGAAGAAAAGATCAATGCTTTCGACTTCTGGGAAGGTGCTAATTTCCGCTTGCGCATTCGTCAAGTAGACGGTTATCGTAACTACGATAAGTCTGATTTCGATACTAAGCGTCCGCTAGCATCCGACGATGAGATGGAAGCTATTTGGAAGAAGCAGCATTCACTAAGTGAGTTTCTCGATCGTAAGAACTTCAAGACTTATGATGAATTGAAGGCTCGTTTGGATAAGGCTCTTGGTCTTACTAATCAGGCATCTCAGCCGCGTACGCAACGTGCTGCTGATGTATCCCCTCCTTGGGATGAAGCACCTGCTCAGCAGGCGAGTTCTGATGAAGACGAAGATATGAGCTTCTTCAAGAAGCTAGCTTCTGACGACTAATTAACGTATACCCAACGCCTGCGTAGCTGCCTGCGCAGGCGTACTCGGTATTGGACTTACAGTAGCATTATTTCGAGCACGTGCTCTAGCTACTTGTCCATTATCGCTATTACCTCCAGCTCTATTACTTTGTGGAGCTGGAGCAGCTGCTGGAGCAGCAGAAGGTACGACAACTACGTTTGGTTGATTAGCGCCCTGAGTTATAGTTTGTGCTCTGTTATCAGGCACAGGTAAAGCCTCTGCAGGTGCAACATTATTACTTACAGGTCTGTTTATATTATTGTATTCTGAAGTAGCAGTTTCTCTTGCTTGCTGCTCAGACATACCCATCTGCATTAACTCATCTATTCTATTCTGAATAATAGGATTTTGAGTATTTGAAGCAGGTGCAGCTGCAGGGGGCTCACTAGGTACTCTTTCTGGTACGGATTGTGTAGCGTTAGTAGATACCCTATTAGCTCTATTCCGCCTATCTTCAAGATATTGATTTAATTCAGGCGGTATAGTCAAACCACCACCTGACGCACGTTCAGTGCGCTCTAGTTCTCTTAACTGAGCATTTAACCTTATACGTTCTTGTCTTTGTTCCTGAGTTTCACCTTCTTCAGGATTTTCGAGCGCTTCTTGTATATTACCTAGCTCTTCACTACTTACATTTCTGCTTTCTACCATTCGTCTAGCTGCCGTCTGGCCAGGACCCGCCCCTGCTAGCTGCCTAGGATTCATATTAGCTAGGTTGTTCAGTCTTTCTTCATCACCTTCGCGCGCAGCCTCTTCTAATTCTCGACGCCTTCTTCTGAATCGATCTAGAAAGTCCCTAAGAGTATCTGTAGCCCATCTAAAAAATCCAGTAATAGTACTAACAATACCACCTAGAATATTTTGTAAGGCTTCAGTGCCTGTATCCCACCATCTCTTTAAAGTTTCTAAAGAGGTGTTAATAATATTCTTAATAGTATCTTTATCAATTATACCAAACGTTAAATCACTACCTATACCTGCTATTAATTCTGTAACGGCAGCGCCTAATCCATTTCTTTCATACTCTTCCATTGCACCTTCAATATTAAGAGCAATTAATATAAGTGGGCCAATATAAGGTATTTTAGTAAATATAGCACGTGCAACAGTACTAACAAGGCGGCGTATTATAGCGCCTATACCAGCACCTCCAGCTCCTCCACCGAAAAGATTGCCTAATCCACCAAATAATGAGCCTATGAGGCCCATCAGACCTCCTCCACTGCCACCCTCTTCGCTTTTACCGCTTTTAGATGCAGCTTTAGTACCTTCTGTTGGAGCTATAGTATCTACTATTTTACTAACGTTGGTCTCTATCTTGGCGAGAGAACTTCTTACTGAAGACATATTAGTATTAATACTGAAAAGTAATCTCTCTACACTACCACCAGATATACCACCTGAGGCTTGCTGTGGATTAGTATTTACTTCTCTTGTAGTATTTGGATTACTGCTAGCACTAACTTCTCTTACAGCGCGTCTATCCATTGCATCAAAATCGATTAATGATGCTCCACGGCCTTCGTCTCCATTTGCAGCTCTATTAATACTACGTATAACACCTAATGGACCTAGAGCGCCGATTGCACGTGCACTTCTAGTAATAGCAGAACCCATTCTTTGCAGACGAGAAGGTCGTTGATACTCATTAGTCTGTTGGGGTGATACATCAGACTCTTCTATATCTGATTCTTCTTGCTGACTAGCTTCCCATTCTTTGACAGCTTGTATAACATCATCTGATATAAAACTACCACCAGGCTTTACTTCTTGCCCACTAGTACTTCTTATTACCGTACCGGCTCTATATCTTGGACGACCTGTACCGGAATGATTTCTAATAACCTCTAATACTTCATCAGAAATAAAACTACCACCAACCTTTACTTCTTCACCAGTACTACTTCTTATGGTAGTACCAGCTTTGAATCTAGGCCTATTGTTTAAGCTAGGTAGTGGCTTTTTAGTAGTATCTGACATTAGTTATTATTCTTTTTACTTTCTAGATAGTTAATTAATAAACCAATGTAGATATCACGCTCAAAAACTATCATATCTTCTATTTCGGATATCGAATATTTATGATGCTGAGCCAAGGCAAAGATATTAGCATAATAATACTGTAATTCAGTGTGGCTCAGCAGTACTAAAAAAAATCCTCTAACCGTGTCAATTCAATATTGACATCCTCTCCTTTTGAGTTCTTAAACGAAACTTTATGCTTAAGAGTAGGTATATTTTTAAAGAATGATTCTACCTTGGCAAAGGACTCAACACTAAGACTTTCCATGAAGTCAGATAACTCATTTTCAGAATAATCCGAAACATTATATGTCTCTTCGGAATCAAAAATATAATCAATACTGTTTCTAATTACATCAAAACTAACATCTACTACATTAATATTCTCTTGCGATGTACTAGGTAGATTTTTTGTCATACTAAGTGTGGGCATTTTAAATGTTATACCCAGATTATCACTAAGCATTACTTTCGGGTTAAAACTATCAGGTATTTCTATTTTTATTTTAGAAACGTCAATTTCAACATCATGAGTTATTTTTCTATCATAGGTATCATAGTACTTCAAATTAATTGTACTACCTATTGATCTTGCTCTAATATTGATAAAAATATACTCAAACTCTACTAATGGAATACTCCAGATATCAATATTAGTATCTACGAGGCAGTTGTTAACAACTGCTGCTACGTTATTGATAATATCCTCATATTCTTTACTTTCTTTAGCAAGTAAGAGCATTTTTTCCTCTCTAACTACCATCGGCCTGTATTTGATGGTTTTCTTAGATAAAGGCAAAAATAGAGAAAATATAGGTTGTTGAATCTTGGGTAGCATAATATTTCACCTTAAAAATATTAACCTGAAATGTACCTCACAACAGATGAGGCGTTACGAACTGTATTAAAGATATCAGCAATGCCTGTTGGCTGCCTCAGTAAGCTACTTAGCGTCGTAGCTGCAGTTCCAATTCGTATGAGTGCACTACCTAATGATAAATTACGGAGCGAATTTCTATCAATAGTGGCAGGTGTTAGGTAATTGGACGTCCAACTTTTATATGCTATAGCAACATCTAGTATTGCTAGCTGATCACTTGAACCCCAATCTAATCTTACCTGCCCTACATTGACAGGGAAGGCTTCATGCAATTTAACATGTAGTACACGTGCAGATGCTGAATCAAAAACGTAAATATCAATAGTAGTCGCATACTCTTCCATATACGAGACTTCACCGTAAAACGCACCACTAGTAGATCTAGGGCCTGTTGCGTTTACGTCAAAATTGATAATTTTTTGAATCCATTTAGTAAAGAAATCCAATGCAACACTGGTATTATCCATATAGTATTGCATTTGTATGTTTTCAAAAGTAGGGCGTAAAGGTCTAGGCTGTGCTATACCGTAACCATAATGAGGTACAGATGCTGTTACAATTTGCATACCAGGAATTGCTGATCCTGAGCATATAAAAGGTAATATTTTTCCAAAATTATTAAATTCTCTTGTCTCACTAGTCGCACTTCGTAGCCATTTTGGTGGAGTAATATAAACCATAAAGTGCGATGGATTAATAAACCCTGATAGTTTTGCTGTAGTGGAAATAAAAGCTTTGAGATCAAAGCCTTCAGCTGCTCGAGGATTTCTATTATTAAAACTGTTAAGAACGCCACCTAACTGAGTTAGTAGCGCACCACCAATAGCTACTCTGTTACGTGAATTTAAACCGCTATTGAAAGTACTCTGAGCAGTACCCGCAATACCAGCAACCGCGCCTGCGCGCGTTAAATTCTGTGCTGATAGAATATCTGAAATAGTCTGTGACATTAAGTAAACCTATAGGGTAATATATTTATATTAGAACTTGATACCTAATTCCTTTTCTGTTAGAATAAGAAACTTCCACTTTCTATCGAGACAGAACTGATAAGCCGCTTTCCATTTTGCTTCGTTTATCGAATAAGTAATTGCTTCTGAAATAAACTGCTTATTCTTCTTACCTTTAAGTATTGGTTCTCTCGTTTGTTTACTAGGTTTAATCTCAACCATTAAAACATCCAGGGTATTATCTTTATTTTTTTTCTTTACGATAAAATCTGGAAAGTATCTATGCAATTTTCTATCAACCGGGCTGATATAAGGTATGCTAAGCTCTTCACTAGCCCATGAAATTACATCTGGATGGTCGTCTAAATATCTCATAAACTTAAACTCCCAGAGTGACCGATAAATAATATTATTACTATCTCCGAGATATTTCTGGGGATTTTTAGGTTTAAACATACCTTTGTAAGAAGAGGCCATGGCTGTACAAAATATCACTAGTGCAAGAAGTTTAATGCTACAAGCCAGGTCTAATACGACCGGGTCTCTTAATATATTAAAATTTCCTGACGACCTAGAATCTGTCCCTCATAAGATGTTAATAAACATACGCTCCTACACTCGTGCAGGTGCTGGTAGATTATCTATCCCAACCGGTTCTAACACTAAGGCAGCAATTGCTTTACCTGTACCTAGAAATGTAACAGAAAGTTATAATGTAACTTATAATAATGCCGATCTAGGTATTCTAGGTAATGCTTTGTCTAATGCTATAGACTCTGCAATTAATACAAATGAGAACCTTTTAACTACTCTTGGAAATTTTGGGCGCGATGTATTAGGGGTAGGTAGAGAATCAGGTACCCCTATAAGAAGTAGTATTCTTAATATAGGACAAGCTATAGCCTATCAAGGTGCAATTGCAGCTACGTCAACTGCTGCAGCTGCTGTAGGGCTAAGCGGTACCACAGCAGCTATTCAAGCAGGAACAGGTCTTGTATTCAACCCTCATACTACTGCTATTTTTAGTAGCGTAAACATAAGAACAATGATCTATCAATGGACACTAGCCCCTAAAACTGAAAAAGAAAGTAGAAATATTGAAGAGATTGTTCGTACTTTAAGAAACGCAATGCTTCCATATAGAGGTACAAACGAACTCTTTTTAAGATTTCCCGATCAAATCGAGTATAAAATTTTAGGTGCAGAGCCTGATTATGATATGCCTACCACACCCTGCGTAATAACAGGTATTGACTTAAACAGATCACCTCAAGGACCTGTATTCTTTGCAAAAACTGGTGCACCTGTTTTATATGGATTAACGATTAATTTATCTGAAATTCGCGCCCTTACAAGAGATGATTTTACTACTACTAACTTACCGCCTAGCAATCCAACTAATCCAGTTATTGTACCACCCGCAACCGGTAATGTTGGATTTGTCGAAGAAAATCCAAATTCATAGTAGGTAAAAATGTCACTAGAATATTTCGATAATTTTCCAGCTATTCAGTATAAGAATACAGAAGCAAAAAATCTGTTAGTTAGAGTAGGTGTACGCGAAAGTACGCTTAATAATAATATATTGTACCTTCCATTAACAATCGATGAATTTGAAAGGCCTGATACGGTATCTAACGATCTGTATAATAATAGCGCCTACGATTGGTCTATCAGACTCGTTAACAAACAAGTAGATCCATACTTTGACTGGTACCTATCAACTGAACAGTTCGAGAAATATATTGCTAAAAAGTATGGTAGTTTGAGATCAGCTCAAAATACAATTGTACATTATAAAGATGTAACTAATAGCATAATAATTAATAATACTACGTATGATTTACTTGATGCTGGAGATCAAGCTAGCTATACAGCTATTACCGCGTATGATTACGAACTAGAACTAAATGAACTTAAAAAAGTTATAAAAGTTGTTTCTCCAAGTGCTATTGAAGAGATGGCTAAAACTCTGGAAAAGAAGCTGAATGAATAATAATGATATTCTTAATGACCCATCAGCAGTCATTATTAATAAAATAGAAGTTGAGAAGTTTGACGGTTCCAAGAAACTAGACATAAAAGCACTTCTAGTATCTCTTAACCTTAATAGTAGTATGACTTTTCCTTCCGTGTTTGCATACATGCTTATAGGTGATACTAATAACATACTAGATAATGAAGACTTCTCTTTTGTTGGAGAAGAGTTTGTTACGGTTTATATTAAACAGCCTGCACTAAGTGAAACATTGCCTAGTAAAGAGTTAACTTATAAATTTGTAGTTAATAAAATCGATACAGAAATTCCTAGTGAGGATACAGGAGGTTCTCTCTTTAAGCTTGAATTAATAAGTGTTGATGCGTTTATTAACGCAGGTGCAATGAAGAGTAGAGGCTACTCAAATACTTCAACTAACATAGTTAAGACTATTCTTGAGAATGAACTTAAAACAGAAATACCACTAGTACACTTTGAGGATACTGTAGGTACAACTCAATATGCTTTTGTAGAATCAAAACCTTTTGAGAAGATCGTTATGGTAACTGCACAAGCGTATAATAATAGAGAGTACGTAACATCGACGTTTTCTTTCTATGAAAACTTTGAAGGTTATAACTTTGAGTCGTTTGAGAATATGATTCAGCGAGGAATAGAAACACCCCCTCGTAAACTAACATATAAGATGACTGTATCAAACGATAGAGAAGGCTATAACTCTATTATTGCATATTCTAACCCTCTAAGATTTCATACCAGTCTAAAAATGTCGCATGGGTACTATTCTACTAGAGTAATATCATATAATCTATTTGAGAAAAGAGCTGAAGAAGAAGCAATCATTTTACCAGAAAAACTTAAAGAAGCTACTAATAGACTAAACAATGTGGATGTTAGAAACTCAGATACCTTTATAGACAAAATAAAAGAATTGGGTAGCCTCACTTACCTTATACCATACGCTCCACCCCAGGCCTATAATAATCCTGAGCGGATAGATAATGCAAATAAAGCTTTTTTATATTCTAGCCCATTTGCTGCCTTGATGAGAGAAAATACTATTATGTTTAAAAGTTATGGAGCTCTAGATTTAGATGTAGGTAAAGCAGTAGAACTAGAATTTCCCGATACATTATCAACAGCAAATGATAATAAATCTAGTGATAAAGACCTCTCAGGTAAGTATATAATAACTGATATATCTCATGATATAAGCTTGTCTGGCAGATCTAAGTTTGAATTTTATACTAATTACGTATGTGTTAAAGAGAGTTCTCTACGTAGAGCTACTTTCTATAA